AAAGTTGATGGAGATACCAAAACTGTTGATACCGATTATTTTGTTTGGGAACCGGAAGGATTGATTGAGTTTAGAAGGGAGACGGCTAACACCGAACCAAGGAATGTAGAAATAACGTGGACTGGTGGATTCCTTGAAGATACAGATACAGGGGTTCTGCCTGTGCCTGATGATATCAAAGGTGCCATGCAATTACAATGCTCATACACATTTCAGCGTAGAAAGACATTAGGTGTCAGTTCTGTTTCGTTAGGGGATGGTTCACTTGGAATACAAAATGCACCAGATTTTTTGCCAGAGGTTAGAGAGACAATTAACCAGAATAGAAGAATAGCCGGAGATATGTAATGCCTGTTGAATTTGAATATGACGGACAAAGATTTAGAACATTTGTAAAGAATTTCGATAAACAAATCAGAAAGACTTTGCTTGATGAAATGAACCGGCAGAGTGAATTGCAGACCACTCATATCATTAGAAGGCACTTAACCGGTGGAACAAGCAAGGACAAATTAGGGGTAAGGTCTGGTCAGCTTAGACGTACAACAAGGAAAATAAAAGCAGTTATGGGCAACACGGAAATATCAGGTGGAACGAAATTTGGAGTCGAATATGCAAGGGTACATATAGGCAGAAAAGGGAGAGTAACAACAATCAGGGGAAAGCCTTGGCTAAAAATACCTCTTGATGCGGCTAAAACTCCGGCAGGGAATATCAAAAGTCGGTTCTCAGGGAAAGGGAAAACCCCCGGCACTTTCATACGGAAATCAAAAGCAGGGAATTTGATTATATTTGGAACTAGAGGCAAAAAACTTATACCTTTATTTGTTTTAAAAGAATCTGTAAAAATCAAAACTAGAGTACATCCAGAGGTCATACACAAACTGAGACGACCCGGAGTTTTGAAGGATTTTGGAAAAGTTATTGATTCGGTGATTGATAAATCTATGGCGAGTTAAATGAGTGTAAGACAATTAATATTAGCGGATATAAAAACAACATTGGAAGCGATACCGGACATACAAAGCGTTGAAGTAAACAGGGCAAACCCTGTTGATATAAGCCAGACACCGCTACCGGCTTGCTTTATAGATTCGGGAATTGAAACAATAGCACCAGACAATGAACAGGTTGGAGGATTTGAAAGTTGGAATTGGGAAGTGATTATACAATGTTGGGCTATAGATACAGATATGGAAGATTTACTTAGCCTTATTCATATCGAAATGCATAAGGATAATACAAGAAGTGGAAATGCAATTGATACAAGAAGAACCGAAAGCGATATATTAGACCTTCAACCAGATACAAGTTTGCTTGGTTTGGTCATGCCCTTTGAAATTAAATACAGGCACGTTTTCGGTATTCCATAGGAGGTTTAAATTATGCCGAAAGTAAGAGTATGTGAACATATTAAATTAGGTTATAACGATAAGTTTTATTTTCCGGCGTCAGGTGAAATTGATATGGATGCAAAGACAGCAAAGATGTATAAGGCTGCTGGTTGCATCGAGTACATTGAACCTGAGAAAGAAGAAAAGAAGGCAAAAAAAAAGGGTAAACAGAAATAGGTAAAGAAAATATCTGGGAGGTAAAAATTAAATGGCTATTTTATTAACAAGAAAAACAATTATATTGGCAAAGCTAGAAGCAACCTATGGAACCGACCCTATACCTACAACGGCGTTGGATGCCATACTTGTCGGACAACCTACCCTTACAGTCGATGGTGAATTGCTGACCAGAGATTTTGTAAAGGAAAGCCTGTCCAGAGAATCTCATGTAGTTGGAACTAAAGTCGTGAATATTAGTTTTCCTGTCGAAATGAAAAGTTCTGGTAATACAGATGCACCGGGAGTTTCCATTAGTGCGGTTGTGTTTACAGGTTCAGGGTTAGACGATGCGACAAGTGGTGGAACCTTTGACGGTGACGTAGATGGTAAGGCTGGCACATCAATATTTACGGTAGAAATAGATTTAGCTGCGGTACCCGATACCTTTAAATGGAATAAAGACGGTGGTACTGAGACTACAAGTGTAACAATTACTGGTGCTGCACAGGCTTTAAGTGATGGGGTTACAATCACCTTCGCTGCTACCACAGGTCATACACTCGCTGATAAATGGGCAATTACCGTAACTCCAACTGCTGCACATATGCCGGAGGTTGACCCATTACTAAGGATTTGCTCGATGAAAAGAATCTCAGAACACGTTACTACTCCGAATGTTAGATATGTGATGAGGACAAATGACCCCGAATCTGCAACTGTATACGCTTACTTTGATGGGTTACTTCATAAAATTACAGGTTGTTATGGCTCTCATACCTTTATTGCCGAAGCTGGTCAGTACGCTAGATGGGAGTTTTCACTACAAGGTTTATATACTGCACCGACTGATGTTACATTTCCAACTTCGACTACAACCGATACAACTAAACCACCTATCGTACAAAGCGGTACATGGGTGATTGGTGCTTTCAGTCCGGTAGTTCAGGCATTGAATATTGATTTAGCAATCGAGATTACCCAACGACCTGATATGAATAGTGCCGATGGTCTAAAGGGTTTAAGGATTGTAGGGCGTGACCCAAGCGGTAGCATAAATCCAGAAGCCGATTTAATTGCTAATAAAGACTTTTGGACAGAATGGAGTAATGCAACAGGTCAGAATATAAACGGTAATATCGGTTCTGTCGCTGGTGAGAAGATGAAAACCACAATCATTCAAGCTGTTTATAGGACTATTGGTTATGGCGACAGAGGTGGCATAAGAACTAACGAAATTCCATTTAGTCTTGCCGAAAGTGTCGGTGACGATGAACTGGAATATAAATTTGAATAATCCTACTCTTGCGTTGTTTATATTGTAAAAGGTATAATACGCAAAAAAGAATAGGAGGTTTTTATGTCAGATAATAACAAATCACCATATTATACAAGTTCTGGTGGTACCTATAAATTCATTCCAAAAGCCTTGGTTGGTTTAGTTGGCGAGCCTTATGTAATGCTAAAGAGATTAACCAACGGTCAGATTGGCGATATAGATAAAATCGTCTCACACACAAAAGGTACTCGTTCGAGGTCTGAATACAGTATTTTTAAGAGACAAGTTGCAGCGTGTAGAATCGGTATAGCATCTACACATAATTTCATAGATGAACATGGTGAGGAAACACCACCTTGGACATCAGAGGAAGCTGAGAGAATATCACCCGAATTAATCAGACAGATTGGAAAGCAACTTTTGGCACAAGCTGAGATAGGGGAGGATGAAAGCGAAAATTTAGAATAGGGGGTTTGGTAATACTTTCAGACGATGAATTTAAAAGTTGCAAGGATGGTTCATGCAACCGATGTGATTTGAAAGGAAACATCAAACCTGTTCAATTCGGTGCTGGTGAATATGAATTAAGCATAAGAAATGAACGAACTGGAATAGAAGAACCGTTAACTAAATGTCCAATGATTCACGTTACGCCGTTTGTATCAGAGATGGTCGGATTATATTCACATTATAGGAATGGATTATTGCCAGACTCCGGTGGTATAAAAAATCAAGATAATAAAACTATAAGAGCCTTTAATGTATTGAGTGGTATAGATTCAGCTATCCAAAGAGATAAAATGGAAAAACGTCGATGACCGAATTACAGATTATCTTAGCTTTAAAGAATCTTGATAGTCTAACTAAACTTAATTCGCAATTAAGCCAAACCGCACAACAAACAACTAAAGCTGGTGAAGCTGCAAACAAAGCAAATGCTGGTTTTGCCAAATTCAGTCAAACTCTTAAAGCCACAGGTGAGAATTTAAAACAGGTTGGTCAACAACTGACCGTAAAAGTATCAGCACCTATTATTGCATTGACCGGTCTTGTTGCTAAACTTGCAATCGACTTTGAATCCAGCTTTACAGGTGTACGCAAAACCGTTAACGCTACCGAAGCCGAGTTTGCTCTATTGTCGAAAGAAATAAGACAATTGGCAAAAGAAATACCGCTGAGTGTAAACGAATTAAATGCTCTTGGTGAAGCTGCCGGACAGTTAGGTATTGAAACAGACAACATTATATCGTTTATAGACGTAGTTGCGAAGCTAGGTGTAACCACTAACCTATCGGCAGAAGAAGCTGCGACAGCCTTCGCCAGAATTGCGAATATAACAGGATTGGCTCAAGACCAGTTTAGTAACCTTGGTAGTGCCTTGGTTGCGTTGGGTAATAATTTAGCGACAACCGAAGCTGAGATTGTTAATATGACTTTGAGAATGGCTGGTGCTGCGTCTCAAGCCGGTGTAACAGAAGCGGATATTCTTGCGTTGGCTGGTGCATTTAGTTCTGTTGGCATAAGGGCTGAACTTGGTGGAACCGCAATATCAAAAGTAATTATTCAAATACAAACTGCTGTCGAAACGACTAACGAGGAATTGACTGTATTCGCTAGAATTGCCGGTCAATCAATAGACGAATTTTCAAGTGCTTTCAGAGACAATGCCGGTGGTGCTATAAAGGATTTTATCATTGGTCTTGGTCGGATAAAGAAAGAGGGTGGTTCTTTAATACAGACACTAGCTGAAATAAATATAACCGATGTTCAATTACGCAATACATTGCTGAGTGCAGCCGGTGCTGCTGATACTTTAACAAAGGCATTTAATGTATCGAACAAAGCCTTTATTGAAAACTTGGCATTAACAAAAGAAGCCGAGTTAAGATTTGCAACCACAGCATCACAGTTAATTCTATTGAAAAATGCCTTTCAGGACATTGGAATAACTCTTGGCGAGAGCTTGCTACCTGAAATAAGAAGGGTTGTTGAACAGATAATAACTCAGATCATACCAGCTTTAGAAGGTTGGGCGAAAGCCTTTAACGACTTAAACCCTGAAACCAGACAGATAATTATTTTGTTGCTTGTAATGGCTGCTGCAATACCTCCGCTTTTAGCTGTATTGGGAATTTTAATATTGACCATCGGTGCGGTATCGGCACCAATAGCTTTAGGAGTAATAGCGATAGGTGCGTGGACAATTGCCGTGGCTCAAATTGCAGATAATTGGGTTGCACTAGAAGTTATCATGCAGAGCTTCATAGACTTTTTGAAGAATACCTTTAATGCGGTAATTGATAAGACCAGAGAAATCCTTGAAAAGACACTAAAAGTTTTCAATGAATTTTTCAAAATAAGCAGGATTCCATTACCACCATTACCGCCTGACCCTACCGGTGGGCTTGGTGCTTTATTATCAGGGGATATACCTAAAGTTACAAGAGAAATAAAAGAACAAGTGCAAACTGTAACAGGATTAACAGATGCTTTTACTTTTATGAATGAAGAACTTGCCAAATTTATCAAAGGTCAAGCAGGTGGTGGTACACCAGATACAGGGGATAAGGATGCAGAGGAAGCAACAAAGAATTTGAACGATGCCTTGGAACAACAGATAGCAGTATTAGAAAGAAGTATTGCAATATACGGATTAGCCGAAAGGGCAATACTAGAATACGACGTAGCCCAGATTGTGGCAGCCGGAGGAAGCAAGGAATTTGCAGAGGAAGTTTTAAAGTTAGATGCAGAACTTAGAAAACTTAAAGAAACAACCGAAGCTATGGGTAGCGTTTTCCTTGCACTTGAACAAGAATTTATACCAACTTTTAAGGAAGCGGAGGAAGCGGCTATTGAAACATTCGGTGCGATTGATACGTTCATAGGAAATGTAGCCAGTAATATCAATACAGCAATTGCCGATGCATTGTTTGAAGCAACAAATAACTTTAAAAACTTTGCCGATATTGTAACAGCTTTGTTTGACGGTCTTAAACGTAGTGTATTCCAATTTATCGCTACATTAGTGAGTAAACCTTTTTTAGATGCACTTAATAACTTATTTGGCAGACCAACAACAGGTGTCGGGGTAGGTTCTTTATTGTCAGGGTTGCCGGGAATTGGAGGATTATTTGGTGGTGGTGGTGGGCTTGGCGGAATAGCTGGCGGAGTTCAAACATTGGAACAGCAATTTGTATCAAGTCAGGCTAGTCTGTTCGGTCAGGTTGGAGGACTTTTTGGTATATTAGGTTCTGGTTTAGCTGGTGCTGGCATAGGCAGTTTAGTTGGTGGTGGAAGCACAGGTGGCACAATTGGCGGTGCGTTAGGGGGTATAGGCGGTGCGTTTGCAGGTGCAGCATTATCCAGTACGGCGATTGGTGCAGCACTTGGAACTCTTATACCTGTGCCTATACTCGGAACAATATTAGGTGCTGTAATAGGTGGACTATTAGGTTCTGTAATAGGTGACTTGTTTGGTGGTGGCTCTCCATTTGCACGTATTAATATTGGCGAAGTTGAGGACAGAATAGCAACCGTAGGAGATTTTCTAACTGCTGCGGAAGATGCAACATCCGAATTTGCTCAAGACCTAATCCGAATAAAAGCGAGTCAATTAGGTGCTGGTGGTGCTGATGCGATAAGGGAAATATTACTAGAACAGACTACAGAACTAATCGAAGGTATACAGAAAACTATTAACCAGTTGCCAGCCGATATAGCAGAGCAATTGAATGAAGCGTTTTTGAGTACCGAACTGATAGATGTTGACCCAAACCAGCCAAGATTTGCCGGAATAAACTTTAATGGAGAAGAAGCTGCAAAGAGACTAGAGAAATTATTAGCTGGCGATTTTTCGGAATTTCAGGGCGAGATGGTTGGAACATTCTTAAACTTCTTTGAAGAAACCGCTGTAATTTTAGGTGTATTACCGGAAGCTGCGGAGAAGATATTTGATGATTTTTTAGAACGGTTCAGGGAAGTAAGCGGAGATACCGAAGCAACTCAGGCTTTAGGCTTAGAGGTGTTACAGCAATTCCAATTATTTGTAGATGTTTTTAATATCTTAGAAGGGAATATGAATGATGTATTTCAAACTGTTATTAGCAATATTCAGAGACTTAGCGAAGAATTAGGATTAATTGATGATTCAGGAAGTCAGGTAATACCAACTCTACAGCAAGTAGATGATGCGTTAAGAGAATTATTTGTAACCGGTGAATTGACCGCTGAACTGGCAGCCGATTTTATAGCCTTGAGAAGTGCCATTATTTCACTACGTTTAGAATTAACCGCAGCCATAGGAAGCCTAGTTGCTTTTATTGATACATTAAATGCACAGATAGTCAATCTTGGCGGTACTGCTTTTGATACTAGTGGTGCTTTGGGTTTATCCATTGACGCTTTGAAAGATTTGGCAACAAATGAAGCCTTAACCCTTGAAGAAAGGGAAGCTGCATTAACGCAATTAAATAATCAAATTGACCAATTGGCTGCTCAACGATTGGCTGCTCAACAAGCCGAAGCTCAATTACAGGCAAACAGTTTAAGAGCCAGAGCCGATGCAATTAATTCTCAAATATCAGCGTTGCAATCACAGAAAACATTAGAGCAAGATATAGCAAGAGATAAGATTGATGCATTAAATGAGGAATTAAGAATAGTACAGCAGTTGGAGGGTCTTGTTGATAGTATTCAGCAAAACATCCTAGATTTAACCTTATCCTCTCAAAGTCCATTTACGGTATTTGAAAGGCTGGACATAGCAAGAACAGAAATAGCCAGACTATTTGAAGAACTGGCAACCGCAACCGATATTGAGAAAATAGGAATTGGTCAGGAAATTCAAGACCTTTTAAATACCCTTAATAAATTAGGCGGAGAAGCCTTCCAGCAACCGAGTCTTGAGTTCAGAGATACATTCAGAGAAGTTATAAACCAGTTGGAAGCGTTGCAAGCATTGGTAGAACCAGCTAGGTCGGTTGAAGAAATTAATGCATCTATCGAACAGATAGAACAAGAATCTCAAGCTATATTGGATAGTATAGACGCACAAATTGAATCACTAAGAAGTCAACAGGCTTCGTTGCAAAATCAAGCTAATGCTATTTTAGCACAAGCTAATACATTAACCGCAGCCGGAAATGCAGACCTACTCGAACTGAAAGAATTTATACGAGACGAAGCAATTAAAATATTAGAATTGAGATTAGAACAATTAGCCCTACTTGGTAAAGAAGCAATTACAACAGAGCTGGAAGGGCTACAGGCAATTGTAGATATTTCAGAGGAACAATTAACTGTTTTAAGGGCTATTGAAGTTGGAATTACAGGTGTGCCGAGTTTGCAAGGTGGAACTAATGGGTTCTTAACACAGCCAACTCTTGCACAATTACATCCGAATGAAGGTGTATTTACGCGAAGTCAGATTACTAATCTAACAAATCAATCTGGGGATAATACTTTTATTTTCAATATCGGGAGTGTTGACAGCGATTCGAGAGTCGAGCAGATTAAAGATGTAGTAAGAGATGTAGTGAAAAACGAAATGCCTTTTGACACACAATTTAAAAGGGATGCAAAAAGAAGGGCAAGGATGATTTGATATGCCGAATATGACAGCCTTTACAGATGTTTTGACCTATACGGTAGATAGTTTTTCCAGTGAAAACTCTCAATTTCCAGCTAGCAATGTATTGACCTATGAGAATCAATTTGATTTTTGGAAAACAACCGTAACCACCGATAGTTGGATTATAGTGGATTTAGGCTCGGCAAAGGTTATCGATTCGGTTGTGTTAGTAAATACAAATGCACCTGTTTACAGAATAGAAGGGGATACAACAAACAGCTTTGCCAGTCCTCCATTCAATTCAGGGGCTATAAATGTAAAACAGGACTTAATCACAAGACGTTTTAGTTCGATAAAAAATCCACAGGATTTCGCATCTTTTAATTTACAGTTTATAAGAATCTTCATACCGTCCGGGACTCCGCTTGATGGTGCATCGGAGTTTAGTTTAGGAGGGTTAGTAATAACAGATCAAGCTGAAAATCTGCTAACAAATCCAAATTGGGGATTAAGGATTGAACGTGACCAAGTAATTACCGAAACCAAATTATTAGGTGGTGGACTTCAAACGGTACAACGTGGGCAACCGGCAGCGGTATTGAATTTTGATATACAGAGAGAAAGAAAAATCGCAGACTTTATCCAGTTAACCAAACACTTTTTTAAAATAGGTAGAAATACATCTTTGATATTCTCACCGAGTAGCGAAATGGTGGAGGACACAAGCGATGGTCAGTATGTTTATGTAATGAAGCAAATGACAAATCCGAATTACACAATTCCAAACCCTGTTGTTGCAAATATGAGGGGTGTGATATTAAGAGAATTAATCTAATCGGGAGGTATTAAAGAATGAATATATTTTGGTGGAAAGTTAAGAATTTTCCTTATCTTGCGAGAGGTTATATAGGGGTATTTATTAAAAGGCTAATTGCCATAGCTAGTCATAGTATGACTTATAATGGGAGGTTAAATGCTAAATTAATAAAAGCAGATGGCAAAGAATATAATTTAGGTTTAATTTCTATTAATCTAGTAACAGATGCCTTTGTGAATTTCTTAGTAGATAATCTAGTAACTGAAACAGCCGAGTTTGGTGACTTTAAATTCCATGATTCAGGCACAGGAAGTACAGCCGAGAATGTCGCAGATACCACACTTGAAACAAAAGTTGAAACCGGCAGGGTTACAGGCACACAGCTTGAAGGTGCGAGTACGAATATCTATAAAACCGTTGGAACCATTACCTATACAGCCACAAGGTCAATAACCGAACATGGGGTATTTTCAATTACCGCTGCCGGTACTTTATTGGATAGGTCAGTATTCACAGCTATTCCAGTTGATAATACGGATAAAGTGGAATTTTCGTATGAACTCACTTGCACGTCGGGCGGTTAGTAACTTGTGTAATGTTATATATCATGATACAATTACTCCTATAACTTATATAGGAGGTATTATAATGCCGAAAGACTTTATTTGTAAAAAGTGCAATAAACCGTTTCAGGATTTAGGTTATCATCGTCGTAAGTATTGTAGTCACTTATGCTATTCAAATAGTCGCAAAGATATACCTAATTTTGCTGCAAAGATAAGACCAACTCTAAATATCTGTAAATGGTGTGGTAAAAAATTTGAAACAGGTGGTCGTGCCAGACCTAGTAAAAGAACATTATATTGTTCTTTAAATTGTTTAGCATTTGGTAGAATAAAGGAACCGAAAGTAAATTTATTATCAAAAACAGACTCAGCATATTTGGCAGGTTTAATTGATGGTGAAGGCTGTATCATGCCCGTTAATCGTAATAAAAAAGGTCGTATTACTTGGAGATTGTCTATAGCAAATACAAATGCAGAGGTCTTAGTATGGGTAAAATATGCTACTGGTTGTGGTTCGTTAATTCGTAAAAATACGAAAGAAAAGGAATATCATTTAGATTCTTATAATTGGCAATGCTACTCTTGGAACGCTAAGGCAATACTTGAACAGACTATAAACTATATGATAATAAAAAAAGCCAAAGCAATAGAACTAATTAAAGATTTAGATGATATTAGAAATAAACATTATTCTATAAGTAATTAATGAATTGAATGAAATAAAAAAATTGCATAGCACAGTCGGCGGTTAAATAATGGGAGTTCAAACTGGAAGTTTTACTGTTCAAACTGGAACTGGAAACCAAGTTGTAACCAAATCTGGCGTTAATAATGCCACGTTTATATTCATAGGCACAGCCGCCTCTTTTAGTGCCTTCACCTATGAAATAGATAAGACAAATTTTATCGGATTTGATAAAGCACCGTCGGGCAATAAGGGTTGTGTTGTAAATATATCTGAGGACAATGTAAATCCATCACAAGCATGGAGAAGATTTCATACTGACGCTAGTATAGTTCTAGTTGATGTGAATGGTGATGTAATACTCAGCGGAGAAGTTACAGCCACCACATCATCCAACTTTACGATAAACTGGGCAGTGAATACAACAGGTGGTGGAGATGAAATTGCGTATATGGCATTAGAAGGATTTACTACCGAAGTCCTTCAATGGGATTTAACCACAGCAACAGGAGATCAAGGGGTAACAGGGATTGGGTTTCAACCCGATGCAATTATGAATATTCACGCTGGTAATTTTCAAGCGGCGATAAATACAAAAGTTGCTAATGCAGAAATGGGTATTGGGTTTTCAGACGATGGGGGGAGGGAGTCTGGTATTGGTGCGGTAACTCATGATGGTGATACTACCACAAATGACCAGAAAGCTAATTCTAGTTCTTCATTTATTATTCAACCATCAGGAAGTGGAATTGAATATGAAGCCAATTTAAAAACCTTTGATACCGATGGATTTACTGTTACTAAAATAAGCGTTCCTCCTGGTGCAGAAAGGATGCTCTCACTTTGTTTAAAAGATGGGAATTTTGAAGTTGGGAATGAAAACACAAATGCTGATCCTAATACAGTTACAATGGTACAGAGTTTTACTCCAAATGGTATATTTGTAATAGGTACAGGGCAAACTAGCAATGTTGGCAGGGAAAATGATTATGATATTTCAATGGGATTTGGCGATGGTACCAATAACTTTGTTCACCATACTTTTGCTGAGGATAATTTAGTCCTAAATGGAGTTAAGACAAATACTCAGAGAGTATTCTCTAATTCCGATTCGTTATTGATTAATAATAATAACGATACGACTGTAGATGAGGATGGGGTATTAGATACATTTGCTTCTGGCTCTTTCAGGGAAGACTGGGCAACAGCTCCTGGCACATCAAATCGTGGCTGGTTTGCAATGGAATTTATAGTCAAACAATCAAATGCAGGTGCCATAACTTTCGTTGGAAATATATCGAAGGGAACATTTAAATCTCTCGCAGGTGCTTTGACTATGGCTGGTGCGTTGGCAACAGCGACATTATTTTCTAAAGCACTTACCGGTGTATTAACATTCTCAGGTTCGTTAATAAGAATACCGGGCAAATCTTTATCAGGTGCATTAACCTTCATTGGTACATTAACCACACAGAAGTTTATAACAAAAGCGTTGGCTGGCACAATAACATTCACAGGCACATTCGCTGGTTTTATATTCAAGAAAACTATTAAACTAAAAAATATAATAATAACGACAATAGTGGATTTTTTCGATTAAATTATGGTTCAATTTTGGGCATCAGAAATAGTTGAATTAGCTGGTAATAAATATCAGAATAGACTGGTACAATTGCCAGAGGTAACAACCGAAGTATCCGAATTTTTCGCTGGCATAGAAGTACCGAAAACTTCAAGGTTTGTTGTAGATAATTCAGATAAAGCAATATCTGTTTTACGAC